TGACGTCCCAAATGCAGTATATCCTTACAACGTCTTACAAGTAAGGAACGATGACCAAGAAGTAACTCAATATGAAGTTGAAGTAGCTTTGGCTGGTGTCGGAAAAGAAAATATTGATGTGAAAGTCCGTGATGGAAAACTTCACATTAACATTCTCAAAGAAAAAGAAGAACCGATTGATACGATTGCGTATCTAAAACGAGGCATTAGTCAAAGGAAAGGAAGCATGACTTTCAATCTTGATGATAAAGTGAACTCTAAAAAAATCAGTTCAACTTATAAAGACGGGCTACTTAAAGTAATCATTCCAGTCGTAAAACCGGAATCAATTGATATTGATGTCAAAGTAGCGTAACTAACCTTAACAAACTAAAGAGGGCTTTCGAAGAGGAAGCCCTCTTTTTTATGCTAAAAATGTTATGCTACATCCATCGTAAGCATTGACGCCAGAAACAGATAAATTTAAACTAAGAGCTGTAGCGTAATCTTTTGCTACAGGAATGTTGCATGTTAGTCCAGTAGTCAAAGTTAAGACAACATTTGCGTTAGAGTTGCCAGCGTTGTGCAATAAAATTTGCTTTGGAGTAAAACTAGGATTTCCACTAGTTCTGGTTTCACATTTAGTAAATGAATAGGGTATTGAGTATACACACAAAGCACTTAATGTGGAATTTACTAATGCAGAATTTCCTAATCTATCTCCGACAGTAACATCATCAGTTTTTGAGTCTAAGTCTTGAGTTAATACTTGAAGTGAATTACCGTGACCTAAATCTTGTACTACAGTAGCGGCTATGGAGGGATTTGCTCCATCTTTAATTTCAACTCCTCCTATATTAATATTAGATGCACTAAGAGAGATGCTAATGTCTTTAAGGTTTGTAATATATCCAGCTCTAGCAAACAAAGGCCTGTTTCGATCGTTATCTACCGGTACCCATGAAAAAGTTTCAGCCATTCCTACATTATATGAAGGAGGCTGACCAGGAGTTCCTGTTAAAATTGGTACTAATGTTGGGTCTGGCATAATTTTTATTTAATAAAAACCGTTTTTATTTCCAGGAGTTATTTAATTTTTTTGCAATAAATAATAAAACAGCGATTCGTGAACTGAACCATGGATAACCTTTTTCACAATTTAATAGTAAAAACAGTGCCTTCTGATTATAGTTGGGATAAGCAATCCCCAACTGATGCCAGTGTAACTACCAGCGTAGTATCTGGAAATCGTTATATAGGATATGCTCCATACGTTAGCGTATTGTTGAGCTCTTATGCAGATGATTTGAGTGGGGCAGCTATTGCTTTTTCATCTACTGCGGACTATGGAGATTACTATAACTCTCGTACGAGTACCCAAACCGTAGTTACTAGCGGAGTTCAAGTATTTTGTCATAACTATTTAATGCCTGGACTATATTCGTTTACTTTTACAGAAAATAAATACGCAGCCGCTGGCAATAGTCGTTGTCTTGATGGAAATTATGTTCCTTATGACACATACGTAGAAAAAGGGTCACAAAAACAAGAACGCATGCATTTTTCTTGGATGTGGTACAATTTTTTTAATGACGATTATGATCCCCGAACTAAATTAGTTGGTTCGTTTGAGCCACGTAATGAACTATTGACGTGGGATGATTGTGTTTTTCAAGGACCAAGTCAAGTAACTTGGGATCAAACCATAGGACCAGCAATTGAAATTAGAAGTTCTCCTGTTTCATGGCAATGGAAAAAAATTAAACCTGTTCCTGAACCATTTGAATCGTTTACTCAAAACACTACATGGGCATCAACAAAGCCAGGCAATCTGTTGCCTAGAACTTGGAAGCAAATTAAAACATACAAATGCGGGGGTGAGCAATCTGCTGAATGCTTGGAGTTAGTTCCAACTTTATCTACGTTGTCTGTTACTCAAACATTGACGGGGTTTCTTGAAGTGCTTGAAATACCTCCAGTAGCTTATTTGCATGTGGAGCACACAAAAACACTCAATGAACGAGTTACTCCGTATACTGTGACTCTATCTCCAAAATTTATACGTAGTGGAAGTTTTCCAATAGAAAAAATTATATGGGATCTTGGTGACGGTAGTCCGTTAATTGAGAAATCGAGAAATAATCCTTCCGCTGAATATTCATCTGAAATTCAATTTGATTTTTCTGACGAATTTGGTTTAGATTACTTGGATCCAAGAAATTACGATTTAGTATACGCTTATAATAGAACAGACCAGAACGGAAATTGTTTTTATCCTTCATTGACAGCAATATCTAGTTCTACAGGTACATCAGATTGCGCTTCTTCTATTGTCGGTCCAATCAAGTTTAAATCATTCCAATCTTCTTCGGTTCGTTTAACTCAAAATTATTTAAATGATAGTGGACATAGAGCGTATGTTGGTAATGTTAATAATAACGTTGTATTTTGGAATAGAAATAAATAACGCATATGGCTTTTACTGTTAATACATTATCTTTAAGTTCATTAAATCCTGTTAAATTATCTTATACATTTAATTCGACAGAAAGCTTGCAGAGCAAACGTTATACAAATGATAATGATTTAACTCATATAGAATATGATTTATTGAACAAAGCTAAAGACGCAGTTATGAGCAAACACACAACATTAGCTCTTACTGACATAAAAGACTTAAAATCTATTTTTACTAATAAAATTGGCACTCTTGGGCTTGAAACTATTTCGAGTTCTTTTTCTCTTAACGTTCCTTTGGACTTTTTAAGGGAAGATGAAACAGAAGTAAAAATGCTAGGTAATGATTTTTTTGTTGGAGGAAAAGGCACAGTTGCTGTATTCAATATTATCCCAATTGGTTCTGGAATAGTTGAACTTAAAGTAAATGAAAACTTTGTACAGGTAGAAAAAGAATATCCATATTCTCTAATATTGTCGACTGAAGCTTTGCAAGACAATGATGTTGTCAGACAGCAATTTTATTTAAAATTTATTAATGGTCATATGACCATAAAAACGATTACTAAAAACGGATCACGTTTTCTTGCAAGTGGGTTTGATCGTACTTTGAGATTTGTCGGAATGGAATTAAACGAATCAAAAGTAAACAATTCTTTTTTAATTCCTACATTTGTTTCTTCATATTCCGTATCTCACGGTTTCAATCCATCAACTAATGAAATTAGGTATTACAACGGTACATCAGAAACAAATAATCAAAAAACAGTAAGCGTTAAAAATCAAACTCAACTTGATACTAATTTATTAGTCAGTTGCCCAACTGTCGATTTAGCAGAAAATGATGAAGTCGGGGTAAACATATCGTTAGTCAAAACTAATTTTTCATCGGCTGGAACATTTAACACCTCGCTATAATGGCTAATCAAAGAAAATACAATAAAATTTACGTCAATAAAAATAGAGAAGATGGCTCCGAAGGCGTGTCTCTTGGTTACCAATATGACGAAAATGAAATTATTTTATCTAAAGATAAAGATACATATTTTCATGTACCACAAAACGCCGTATCAATTAAATTGATAGATACTGATTTAATAGCTAATGGAGCAGTAGCTGGTATATTTCCAGCTGCTTCAGATAGAGTATTTAAAAATCAAAAAGGATATGGAAACGTTACGCCTAACGGAAATTCATCTACTGAGAATGGTATGTGGTTTTGCAGTTGGTTGCGCTTAAATGAAGAAACCAACGTTCCTCAATGGATGGACCGTTATTACCAGCCAGGTAAGTTTGATTATAACAAAGCAATAAATCAACTTTTTGATCTTCCGGAGTATGTAGTCCCAAATGGCCCAGTATTTGTAGACGTACCGTCTTCTATGGTATTTGAACCAGGAGTAATGTATAGGTATTTTCATTTGGGAGAAAGATCAGCAACCGACATATTAACAACGTTTGAAGGAGTCGATCAAAGTAGACTTAAAATGCATTTATTAAACTGGGGAACATCTAAAGTAGATAGGTCTCCTAATGCCTTAGACGTCGGAGTGCAAACTAACGCTGACGATACTAGTCTATTATATTATCCAGCTTTTAATGATGGAAGCAGAATTATAAACTCATCTATTAATTTTGAAAATACCTATAATACTTCTGTCAAAGTCAATTATAATTCCAATTATCTATTTGAGAATGAATTTACTTGGAGTTTTTGGGCTTATTCTCAGGATTGGCAAACTTCTCCGTCAACTCAATTAATAGGAAATCTATCCACTAGAGGAGGAGGGGTTGGTGTTTTTATTGATACATTAGAAACGTTTCCGTTTATAGCCATTCCTGAAACTACTTACGGTCACGTATTGTTTTTGAATGAAAAGGGAGTGGGTTATTTAGATAAATCAATTCAAACAAGATCTTCTACTGTAATGCCTATTTGTTTTGGAATAGATTCTAATAACAATGTTGTCATATGTAACGATGACGTAACCGGCATGATATACAAAATGGATCATTCTGGTAATATTTTAAAAACTACAAAAAATACAACAGACACTTCTACCTTGTTTACGTTTCCGCTAAGCGGAGAAAGGCCAAAGCAACTTCTTTGTGGGATGGATGATGATTTTTACGTTGTTACTAATTTAGCAACACATCAATTTGATGTAAATTTTAATCATAAAGGTTCAGTAAGCGCTCCTTGTGAAATAAATAGCATAGCTGCATTTAGATATAATTTATCTCTGGGTACTGTTGCTTTGGAAATATGCCCAAATGTGCTTGATGTGAAGTTTTCTGAACAAATAAAATGGTCAATTTCTTTAAATGGAGATTTGTATAAAAACGATGTATTATTTCAAACTTTTGGTAATGCTACTAAATTTTCAATAAGTCCAACTGGAGAATTGTGGGTAGCTCATGGAATAAATTTAATATCAATTGTAGATCCAAACTTAGCAATTAACAAATCTATTATAAACCAATTACAAATAGGAAGCGATGTATTAGATGACGGAAAAGTTCGTAAAAAAAATATTAGTTTTATTAAACGATTTGATAAAAAAACAGGTACTAATAAATGGAATTGCATAATATATTATACTGACGAGAAGATTTTATATTTTTATGAATTAACTGGCAAATTATCTAAAATTACTGATTTATCTACTCTTTTTGATTTTTCGTTAATCCAACGACTTTCTCAAAATATAGAAGCTGTGGAGTTTTTATCTAATGGAGATTTTACTGGATATGAACGTCAACGAATTTTTAGCAAATTACCTCCTTATTATAATGAACCACAACTTTGCATTAAAGCTTCCACAAAGGATACATCTAAACTCAATTTAGTTTTTAATTGCCCAATTAAAAAATTTACATCAATTAAAGATTGGGAAAAAGATAGCTGGAAACATTTTATTTTAACATATAAAAACAAACAATTATCTTTGTTTTGTAATAATGAAAATGTTGGAACTTTATCGATCAAGGGTCAAGACGTTTTATATTTTGATAATCAACCGTCTTTTTTTATTGGATCTCCAACTGGAGCTACGTTTGGTTTAAACACAGAATTGGGTTACGCTTCAAACATATTTAATGGAAAAATAGGAGACATACGAATATATGATTATGCTATCAATCCAAGTAATTTTAATATGTTTCAAATAGCAAGCACGGTAGCTCAAGATTTAATTTGGCCGTTACCAGTACCATCTACTCAGTACGTAGAACATATTGAAAGAATGTTTAAACACAAATTGCCTGGGTTTAAGTCTCAATTTTTTAAACTAAAATTAACTGGTACGAAGATAACAGACAAAGCTACTCGTTTAATAGTAGAAGAAGAAATACGAGATTTAATCAATGAAAGTAAGCCTGCTTATTCGGATTTGCTTCAAATAGAGTGGATTGATTAGGTTTTTTTAGCATAAATAATTAAAATGTCACTTGACCTGTTTGTAAATTTTGAAAGACAAAGCAATAATTCTATTTTTTATAGACAAACATCCGCAGCTCCATATACTGCTCTTGTTAAATTATCTAGTTCAGAAATTACCAACTTTGACATTAATGAAAGTTTTGTAGCTCAGTACACAACAAACCACAATCCTAGTACGCTTTCTGATTTTAATTTATTAACTGGGCAAAATATTTCATTTAACAGAAGATATTCAAGTGTTCATTCTGTTCAGGTGTTATTGTCATCGAGAGGGGATGAATCACAAAGCGTTGGAATGTATTCAATGTCTGCAATGTTTCTGAATTCGTTTCCAACAGCAACCTTTGTGGCTTATCCAAGTAGTTATTTTGACGGCTTGACTAACAAAATAACATATGTTAAAAAGGAACAGTATAATAAAGCTCCTGGATTGTTTTTTTATGGAGAAGGTCATACGGAATCAATAATTCTTTCAGCAGCAAAAACGACTGCTACAATAAATTGGCGTATTGGCAATGAAACATGTGAAGATATTACTCCGAGCATTTGGTCCGTTGATCCAGTATTAGCAAATACAGCAGTAGTATCTATAACGTCTGATCTTTCTCAAAACATAAAAATTCCAATACATTTGAGATTGACTACACCTGACATTACATTAAATGGACCAATTGTTTATTATGATGATGTTACTGGCAAAAAATCTTTTTATAGTTTTTTTAATTCTTCTTTGACAGTCAACGGAGAAGAAAGAACTGATAATTTATTTAAAAGCCACATTCACGTTCGTCCATATCCTCACGCTTCACAATATACTTTTATTTCTCCTTTTAGCTCAAATCAAGTTGATTTACCGTTTGATTATTCTGAAGCTCAATTTAAAGCTCGAGTAGCTGAAATCGATAACAGTTCTATATTTGTACAACATTTAAGTTCTACGCAATGGCAATTGCATACTAATGTAGATGGATTTACAAAAGCAGGCAATTGGTTTTATCAAACAAGCGAGTTAGAAAAAATAAACGGTTATATATTTCCTTTAAGTTACTATCCAGTTCAAACAGAAAACATACCATTTTTAAAAATTTCTTCGACTGGAGATACTACAATTACGAGTACAGTATCAGCTACAAAGAAGGTTCAGATAGAGCAGTTTCCTTATGATTGGAAGGCCAACCAGCAAGTTGAAATACTCAAAGATTCTGCAGTAATTTCCCACTTGCCTTATGTTGAAGTATATGCTTCAAGTTATATTAACGTAAAGCACGAAAATGCTTATTTTGAACCAATTCGAGTATTTGCTAAACCTTACTTAGAATTGAGCCATGTAATTGTTTCAGCTGAAAATAGTTCTACTACTTTGTCAGGAAATAAACTTAATGATAAATTTGCATTGGTGTTTTCAAAACTTGGCAAATATGCATTATCAGCAACGGCAATATTTTTAAATAAAAACACGAACGAAATAAACAGAGTAACAAATATAATACCAGATGCCGTTAATATAGTAGAAAGTTACGATAGCAAATCAGTTGAAGAATATTTTCATACTACCAATACGGGATTAGTTACTACAGAAACAAGTACTCCTAAAATTTCTCCAAATGAATGGGTTACAGAAAACAACATAAATGATGTATTGAGTAAGTTGTATCAAACTATTTCTGAAATTAATAATCACACAACTTTATATGTTCCAGATAATAAATTTTACGCTTGGCTTGGTAATACAAATTACAGGTGGAATGATCTCGAGGCTAATCCAGAAAATTCAGATAAAACTACATGGTCCGATCAATTATTAGTAGATTCTGAAGTAGAACAAAACAATAATGGATTTCCTCTTTTTTGGAATGAACAAACTTGTGACGATAAAGTCCAAAGCGATTCGTTTTGCGTTCAAAAATATTGTTTAGAGTGGAAATGGTCTTCCCGTAAAAGAAGTAATTCTGAAACAGCTACAACTTGGCGTGATACAAAAAAAGGCCAAAATCTTGAGAAACAGTGGTCATATGAGCCGTGCGGAGTTGATGCTGTGGCTTTACCTTGTGGTACAGGAAGGTGGCATATTTCTACTGTAGATCCGGAATTTTTTCCATTGCCATTTTGCGGATTCAATTCTGATTGTTCGTATGTTTCGTATATAGAATTTGAAGATTATTATGTTGTAGCAAGAAAAACAGAAATTGTATTATACAAAAATGGGTACGAACCTAAAAAATTACACAGAGGGGGCCTAGCTGATATGTTGTTTGCTTTTGTAAGCATTGAAGCAATGTGCATTAATGACAACAAAGTATATGTTTTAGATTCTAAAATACCAAAAGTGTCTGTATATGAAATTAAAAACGACAAACTAACTCTTATTGATTCTTGGGGACGTTACGGTTTAGCAAGCAATGCTTATGGATTTAACAGACCAAGAGATATTGCTATTGATCAATCAAAACTTTTATATGTAGTCGATACAGGAAATAAATGCATCAAGCAGTACTCAATTGTCGGTAAGCATTTACAAACAATCACAAGCACTTTGTTTACAGAGCATGTTCCAATAAGCGTTTCTATAGATTCCCAAAATTATTTGCATGTGTTATCTGCAACTAAAGTAATGGTATTTGATAATAAAGGAAATTATTTATTTGAGTATTTGTTATCAGCTGATGTAGTTAATCCAGTAAAAATAAACACCTCATACAATAGAGAAATCATTTACGTATCTCATCAAAAAGGAATAATAAAATATTTTAGGAATGGGGCTTTATATGATTCATTGATACTCAACATGAAATGTTCTAATGGAATGACTATAGAATATTTTAATGGAGTATTTCATACTGTCAGAAGAGATTTATTTGTGTGTGCTAACGATAAAATTTTAAAATTTTCCGATCGAATGAAATTAGATACTACTAAAGCTCCAATTTCTGATGATGTATATTGGTCATTAAATGATATAAAAATACACAAAGACGAATATGTACAATCATGGGTGTATTTAAAAGCTTTTCATCGTTTGTGGGATAATATCGAATTAATAAGAAACGCTTTGTATTATGGTAGAATTGATCATCCGGAAAATAAAACATACGTTTCTCCAGTATATTTGAAAACAGACATTTCTATTGGGCAAAATGAGATAGTTACTAATTCGGTAATCAATAGATTGTCTGACCAAATTTGGGCTAACATTCAATCGTTAGTAAATTATTTTAAATGATTAAATAATAGATATTATGCTTTCGACTAGTTTGAATCAAATTAACCCAAACGAGTGTATAGGAAACTCGCTTTCTGCTATAAACAGCAATTTCTCACAGCTTGGAACACACGTTGATTCCATTGAGGCCGCGTTGGGTAATAATGTTACTAAAATAATAGCTGGTTCTAATATAACCATATCTCCTTCAAGTGGAACTGGTGTAGTTACGATAAGCAGCACAATTAACAGCAACTCTATTATTCTCGGTGGTACAAATATCGGTACTACAGGAGCTGGTGTATTTAAAGAAAAAACTGGTCAAAATTTAGCTTTTAAACGTATTGTAGGAACTGGCACAAATATAGTAGTTACAGAAGATAGCAATACCATTAAAATTGCTGCTTTGGGTATTAATGGCACTGTTGGCGTAACTACGCAAGATATTGGTCCCGGAGTCGGTATTACGTCTCCTAATGTAGGATCAGTGCTCCCATTTAAAACGCTTGTTGCTGGAAACGGAATTGCTATTGGTAGTGGATCTTCTTTTCTTGTACTTGCCTCTACACTAACTGGAATAAACGTTGGTACAGGAACTGGAGTTTTTAAAGAATTATCAGGAAATAAATTAGCATTCAAAACTATAACTCCTGGTTCCAGCAACGTGGAAATCCAAGAAAATTCTAAGGAAATATCAATACGAGTCAATGAAGTTACGACTGGAGAAAAAATAGGATCTGGAGCTTCTTTTTATAAAGAAAAAAACAACAATACATTGTTGTTTAGAACTCTCGTTGCTTCTACTGACAACGTCAGTATTACTGAGCAATCACAACAAGTGCTAATAGGAGTTAATGAAAGTACTACTGCTCAAAACGTGGGTACAGGAAGTAGTTTGTTTGTTGGAAAAACTCAAAATAAAATGCAGTTTAAAACCCTTAAAAAAGGTAACAATATTCAAATAACCGATACTGGAACCGAATTACAAATTGATGCTATATTAACTGGACCGGATGCTGGTGGAGAAATTAACACTGCAACTAATTTAGCAAGTGGTGTCGGATTATTCAAAACCAAAAACGGCGTCGAATTACAATTTAAATCTTTGAGTGCTGGTCCCGGCATTGTTATTAGAGGAGATACTGATACTGTTATTATTAGTGCAATTCCTCCTAAAGTGGGACAAGGAGATGTAATAGGATCTTACAATGTAGGAGAAGGCAATAATTCCAAAGGTTTGTATACTGGAGTTAAAACTGAATTTGGTTATTTAAATTTTAAAAGTCTTAGCGGTGGACCCAATTTAACAATTACTTCAAATTCCAATAATGTTAACATTCAATTGTCTGGCGTAATTACAGCTGGTCAAAATGATCCACTTGGGACTGGCGTCGGAGAATTATTCAAACCATCCTATACAGATAACGTTTTAGAAGCAAGAACACTAAAAGGCGGAACCGGTATAACTATTGCAACTGGAACGCACGACATAATTATTTCTTCTACATTACAGGCAAGCTTGGATTCTTTAGCAACTTCTTATAAAAATAAAATTATAAATGGTAATTTTGATATTTGGCAATGGGCCAAACGCTCAATCATAAACGAGACTACAGGAACAATATCTACAGTTATAGATACTTCAATTACCGACAGCAATAATTATAAATATGCTAACTATTTAGCTGACAGATGGCCGTTTGTACCGGGCGGTCCTACTATTAGTATTCCTGGACAAACTCCCTCCCCTCAATCTGCAACGTTCGAAAAGAAAATTGTAAACTATCGAGATATAAATACAATTCCTTCAAGGCCAACTGCTTATGGTAGACTTATTCTAGGAGCAAGAGCAACAGGGTCTCCAGCCACTATACGCCCAACGGTGTTGATGCATCGTATTGAAAATGCATATGCTTTAGCTGGAAAAAAAGTAACATTAAGTTTTTATGCTCGTTCAAATAATATTGGAAGCAATACCATACCTTTATATCTCAATCAATACTATAAAGGGTCTGTTCCTCAAACTTGGCAACCTAACTATTTTAAAGATAATTTAATAACCACGTTTATTGTAACTCCAATTTGGCAGCGTTATACAACTACATTTACTGTACCAAGTATGATATTAGGTATATTGCAATCAATATGGGGCAATGTTAATGATCCAGACTTTAATTCAAATTTTCAAAGAGCAACAACCGATTCTTTTACGCAACTTTTATTTGAATTGCCCGGTTTAGAAGGCAGAAGGTTTGATATTACTTCAGTTCAATTAGAAGAGGGAACAATTGCAACCACGTTTGAACCAAGACCACCTGCAGCAGAGCTGGCTTTATGTCAACGTTACTATGAAAACGGGGATAGTTTTACTTCTCAATTTGCAGCAACAGGCAAAGTAAATAGAGTAGAAATACCATTTAAAACTACAAAACGCACAACTCCATTAATGAGAAGTGATAGAACGGTGTTGTTAAAAAATACGGGATTAAACTCATTTTCTCATGTAGTGGATCATACGTGGGCTACTACTATAACAGAAACTCACGCTAGAACTGATTTTTCTGGATATGAAAATGGGATTGTGTCAAATCCATATATTTATAATTGGGCTGCAGACGCTGAATTTTTAGTGGTTAATTGATTATGAAAACATATTATTCTACACCAAGCGGAATTATTACTGATGAACATTTTGTTCCTAAAAACCACCCACAATATGATTGCATTCTCGAAGAAATAAAAAATAACGAGGCTCGATTAATTCCACACATTGAAATTACAGCAACACACACATGGGAATCTATTCGAAATAAACGAAATAGATTACTCAAAGAATCTGATTGGGCTGTATTGCCAGATTCTCCTGTTTTAAACAGAGACCGTTGGATTAACTATAGGTCATTGTTGAGACAAATTCCTCAATTGTATAAAGAACCAAATAAAGTTGTTTGGCCAATTACCCCACGCTAAATTTTTAGCAAGTGTGGCAAATATCAGTAAACACTAGATATTTAATACCATCTTCAAATTGAAGTTGTCCGTAACGATGCACGTGTCCGTCAGAAGCATACAAATGCTGTCCAACCAAATATCCCGCAAAGTGATCCGAGCTAATTTTGGTAGCTGAACATAGATCATCTCCTCCAAACCACGTCACGTTTTCTGCATACTGGCCTCCTGTGCATACATTGTTAACCAAGCTAACTCTAATAGGAACAGGAGTAGGACGTGGAGTAGCAGTTGGGGTTGGAGTCGGAGTCGGAGTAGCAGTCGGAGTAGGAGTAGGAGGCAGAGGAATGCTATTTACGAGTAAAGTAAAATAATTTGCTCCAGCAGAATTAGACACACTATACCCAATTTGATAAAATCCAGTTAAAGGAATTGTGCCAGTAATTACAGCTTGATGATCATTTAAAACAAAAGCACTAATAGACGAATATTGAGTTTGTAGTAAAATATTACTAAGAGGCTCAGTAGATGTTATTGCTTTGGTAAATGTAGTTCCAACAAAAGTAGTAATAGGAAGAGAATAATCAATAATATAAGGAGCAGAAATTGATTCAATTTTTTTGTAAATATCAATATTGTTTGTTGTATAATATTGCCGTTTATCTACAATAATATCAACAATAAACAACTTTCCATCAACTAGCTTTCCTGGAATTGTTAGTAAAAATTGATGCAGGTTTTTGTTGTATGTTAATAATCCAGTATCAATTTGATTTACGGTTAAGCTACTCAATGCTTGATTTACAGATGTTTGTTCTGAAGTATCATTTGGAAACTGTTTGATTAATTCGTTTGATTTAGTATTCAATTCGTATATTTCAGGAAAAATACGAGATGAGGATAATGTAGTCAAAGAACAAACTATTTTATTTGTTTCAGGAAAATACCAAGTTTGGTTTGGTGTTATTGTAGAATTTTGTCCTGAAAGAGTATTTACTAAACTAATATATTTGATGTCATCTAACGAGCTTGTTATTTCATCAGTAGAATAATCATATCGTATTTTAGCAAAAATTAAAGCTCCAGATGTTTGAAACATTAAAGTATCAGCAAACGAGTCAATATTAATTACTCCGTTTTCAGTAAGGTTTTTGTAAGCAGCTACAGATACATCTTTTATTGGAACAAATATGGAAGATAACGATAAACTACTGTGAGAAATTAATTGATTATTTTTTCTTACCCACACATCTCCATACGTGCTGCTTAACGAGGATTTAAATAAACCATATTGATTTCCGTAAATATCCTGAGACCATTGGTCTAATTGTTTACCGTGTTCTTTACTAATTTGAAATTCGGACCAAGCAGCTACGTTGTAAGTTCCAGAAAAACTTATTGGCTTGTGCACAAAGTCAGTCCACTCGTTTTTATTAGTCCCACCCCAAGGGCTTGTTCTGTCGTTAATGTCGTTTACTCCAGCTTGTTTTTGGTTAGTTGAAGCTTGATATGGAATAAATGATTGTAAAGTCTTAGATAACGTTTTTTTAACAGCGCCTGTTAACTTGTTTGTTGTTGGTGGCTCTTTTAACCATCTGTTATCTTCATCCCATTTGTAAACGGTAGGCTGAGATTGTTTTGTTAATCCTCTTCCTCCTATGTGAATGTCAGTATCTTCTGTAATTGTGTTGAAGTTAAAATTAGCAGCGGATGGTACAGGAGTAAATGTTTTATTAATATACTGAGAAGCACCTAATCTTTCCGGCGTAAAATATCCTCCAACTTGTTTTTTGGAATAAAGCGTAGATGTAGTTGGAACTGTTGCAATAGTTGGGTAAAATCTATTTGAAAATACATTCCAAGGATTAATATTGAGTAATTCTATGTTTATTTGAGAATTGGATATATTAGTTGGAACTGCAACAGACAAAGCCCAAACGTGATTTGACATTGAATTATAAAACATTTCAACGGGATGGCCATCAATAACATTAGATAATAAAATGTTTGTTGGACTATACGTAGCGGTAGCAGTTGGGTTTTGGTCAAATCCTGTTGCATATAATCCCGATAAAGCTTCGTATGATACTTCTGTTGATGTAATTTGACACCACTCTGTTGTATCAATAAATTCTCTAAACGATATAGGTTGATGCCATGTAAATGAACTACCTTGCTTTTTATAATTTATAATGTTGCCGTATTGTAATTGAATTTCGGACAAATTAGGAAGAGCATCTGGAATATAACCATCAATGAAAGTGTTATTATATCCCCAAGAATACACACTCTTGTTTTTAGTGTTGTTGTCTTTTGTTGTATGCAGCGTTGCCCAGAATGGTTTAGCTCCAGGAGAAACATAATCATATGATTTTGTATTATAGTTCCATCCAGTCAAATTTTGTTCTATTATAAATCCGCCTGTTGGAGTTTCAAATTTTACGGGTTTTATTGCTTTGCTGTATTTTGGTATAGCATAAATTGGCGGAATAACTGTGTGGTCAAAATACTTGTCTTTAGTCTCAAATATAATGTCACCGCCACTTGTAATATACGTATTAGTGTTAAATGATGCTGACAAAGCTACATGGTATGTACCAGTTACAGAGGGAGTAAATGATGCAATTTGGCTTTCATATATATAAAACGGAGTGCTGCTTGGATTGCTGGTGTTAGTAAATTTCCACCAATAAACTTTGTTTATATCAGTAAACGTAAGATATTTACCAGCACTAATTGTTGGCAACTGGGTATTATTAAGAGTGTTACTCGTAAGTTCTAATGCGAAAGGAACGGACACGTTTGTGGAACCCATGAGAGATTCTCCTACTACAATTGAATCGTATGTTGCCCATATACTGCTGAGATTTTTTGTGGTATTTTCAACATCATAAGCTGACATCAAATAACTAACAGTAGTATTTTTTCTTTGCCATTTTATAAAATCTCCGGGATTCAATTGCATCTGAGCTTTTTTGTCTACAGAAACCCAATTTTGATCTTCGGTTTTTTTTGCTTGTATCCATTCAACGTTTGGAATTGATGGTAATGCTAATTTAAAATTAACAGAATAAGGAGGATATGTAGTTCCGTCCCTTGAATCGGTTCGGTTGTAAACATATGATTTTCCAGTTTTTAATGTAAAAGGTTTGATGCTTTTGTTGTTGCACACCCATTGACCATCTCCCCAGCTTTGTTTAACATTTGTATTAAACCAAGCAAATTCTGACGAAGTTGTCCACGATTCATTTTTACTATCTGCCCATGAACCTAAATCAAACACATCTAAAGCTGACGTGCTATCAACAACAACATAGTCTGCTCTTGAATTGTATTTGTTAAAAGTTTCTCCTGGGTGTCCGTATGGAGAATAATAAACTTGTTTGCAACTGCAGCTGTTGGGGTCGGTAGTTGTTGGTTCTGTTTTAAATAAACAATCGTTTGAATGATAAACAAACCTAAATACGCTACTCAACGGAGTATTATCTGCTCCAGTCCAAATAAATCTAGCTGGGGTATTTGGAGAAAATAAACCAGAAAACCCTCGTTGGGAAATCCATGCGTTTGTTCCGTTTGTGTTTGTATTACCAGACAACCAGCAACATTCTAAAGCATTTGCTATTGAATCGTTGTAACGACTTAATTTATAAATTTTTTCTGAGTTGTCTATTGTGTCTCCAGCAACAGCAAAAGGTACATTTAAATTTTGTAGTAAAATTGGTTCGCAGATATTTTCAAAATTATAACCTTGAAATTTAATAGGAAAATCTTCAGCTTGTAATATGTTTTCATATGGCCAAACTGTCACAGAAGTATCATGTAAACTATTAGTAACAGCAATTGATGTTTTATCAAATTTGTACAACCACGTACCAATTTCGCCAACTCCAGGAGAGAAAAACACATCTACTGGTTTAGTGTTAGTTATTAAAATTTGATCCGCGTGGTTTGGGTTTTTGCTTGGAACTGATCCTTTTTCAGCCAAAGTTGTATTATTGATTAATAAAGGAACAATTGTGTCTTCAGGTAATACTTGATTCCAATACTCATTGGAAACGCTTTGCTTGTAATCCTCGGATAAGAAATCATATTCATATGTTGCGGATAAACTATTACCAGTCCATTCTATATCTTCTGCAGACAACCCGTAGCCTGGATAAGGAAAAATAAAAGAAGTTACTGAATTAGGTTTAATGTGAGCTTCTAATGTTTTTTGGTGATCATCAAATTGTCTATACCGTAACCAAGCTCCTTTTACTTTATTTCCTACCTTAACAAACAATGTATCTGCTCCTTCGATTATAGTAGAAGCCGTTCCAAATAAAGGCACATGGGAACTTAAAGGAATTGTATCTAACACATAATCTATTTTTATTGTCGGATCTACTATTCCGTTGGGAAAATAACCATAATTGTTGCCCGACAATAAAGTAATATTATATTCAGTCAATATGCTACTAGCTGAATTAAAAGTAGTTTGTAGTCGGTGTTCTCCTAAAAATTTTTGGATAAAAGATTCATATAAAGCAGCATCTGTAGTTTCAAAAATTATTCCAGTAAGAGTAGCTACGTATGTATCTATGTCTTTGTAGTCAGGAACCCCTAACGCATTGAAAACCCAACTATCAGAAGAAAGAGTTAATCCTTTAGTTCTAAATAATTCAGCTGTGGGCTCATGCAGTATGTCAATATAACTAGACAACGGGGCGGTAGGAGATCTATCAAAATATACCGTATCGTCATACAATTCTTCCAATTCAACATTTAAAGTTTGACTAATACTTGTTAAACTAGGAACGCTGTTGTATAAAGATGGAACTAATTCCACATTTAAATCTGTAAACACTTCCATTAACCTTTGTCTAATTTCAGATTCAAGACCTTCCTTGGAACCAATTAAATTGTATTTTACTTTTGTATTTTTAAGTTTTTTACGTAATTTTAAATAATACAAAGTAATGTTTTTAAGCTTTTTAGCAAAAAACGGAATACCTAATAACAATTCTTTTTCATCAGCTGTGTTTATTTTGCTGTACCAATTTTGTTGTTCTTCGTCAGTAAAAAATACTTGTAATTGATCTAACATATACAAGTATTTTTGTCTCGTTAGCAATTTTTTTGCTATTGGCTTATGTTGGTGGGCAACAAACCAATCAGCTACATACTGAGAATATGAATTTTCAGTATACCCTGCGTTTCTTTGTCTCCATTCTAAAAAAGAATACGGAGCATCTACATCCATTTCACTTTTAGACTGCTGAGTTAATTGATTTAATTCCACAATTATTATTACTTATTTGCCAAATAGCCGTTTCGTAAGGAGATTGTTAAAATATAGTTCTACAATTTCATCAGAACTATACCAATCTCGTTCCATTGCTTCTTCTCTGTCAATGCTATTATACTTTGATGTCCAATCAATAACGGACGAAGAGTATCCAATATAACTTTCATTATATCTAAAGAAATAATAATTGTCGTGAATTGGTTCTCTTAACCCATCAACGTTAATTGCTGACAAAGCATATGTTGAATTTTGATTAGTTTCTCTCGTAGCATATATCAATTGATACGTATCATATTTTCTGTCTTTAGCATACAAATACTCTCCAGCGGAAATGTTGTCTGTTAAGGTTATAATGGTACCAATAGTATTTGCTACGTCAGGATCATAAACTTTAGTTCCAAATAAATTTTTTCGAGGAATAGAAAATAAACCAAGAGACTCTTGTATTTCAGCAGGAAAATCTGCACCAAAACGTTTACTACCAACGTCTAGTTGGTCAGCTAACGAATGCAACTGAGTTATTCCTACCGTATCGACGTCAGAGTGGTTAGTTGTAAAATTAGCTATTTTTTCGTATGTAGTTCTACCCAAATCTTGTTTTGTTACATCACCACTTCCTACAACGGATGGCAAAAAGCTATCCCACAGCAAAGTATTTTGAGATAAAATTTCAGGTAATGCTAGAGATTTTAAATACGCTCCGCAATTAAAATCATCATTAACTTTGATAATAGAAAATACGTTATCCAGATTGTTAACTTTAAATTCATTAGATGACCCTGATATAGTTGTAGTAAAATATTTGGTTGCGTATTTTTGATACCATCTATTTCCAGTCCAATCTCCAGCAGCTTGAGCAGACCTAGCTACTGATGAAGTAATTTTTGTGGTATAATTAGTTCCTGTTTTTATGGCAAAATTATTAGATACTCGAGGAGCTACACCAAACACATTAAAAGATTCTGGGGCGTGAGTGTATGTAGGAAATACGCCAATATTGTTGTATTGAGAATCTATCATCCAAACACGATCAAACACATCAACAGCTAAACCTCCCCATATTTCATTTTCTGATTTGGCTTTGTAAATTTCTAAATCAGAATATGATGATAATTTTATGTGTTCTGTAGAAATTAAAAATTTACGTTTTATGCTTGTGTCTATCTCCCATGAACTAACTTTAGCTGTTTGAGTATTAATAGTACTACATATATTGTTACCATGAAGAACCCATACATTGTTTTTTCTATCTACGGCTACGTAACTTGGTTTTAAAAATTCATACGAACTTAACAACATTCCAGCAGAGCTAAAACATTTAACTTGATTAGCATTTAAACAAGCAACCCATAAAGAGTTTTGTTTGTCAATTGTCGTGCTGACAGGCAAACTATTGTATCCTAAATTATAACTAGTCAATTGCATTCCCATGGAATCATATTTTACAATTAAACTACTTACAGGATGAGAATAACAAGCCCACACGTTATTGTTCCTATCAGTTTCTACTAAAGACGTTTCAAAAATAGGCTCTCCTTCATCGTCCAGTATATTAAATGCATTTAATACCGGAGTAGCTGATGCTAATACGGTCTGCAATGTCTGATCGTATTTTAATATAAGACTACTATCATGCAAAGATACCCACACATTGTGATCACTATCAATAGATACATAAGATGGAGTATCATATTGGTTATGAGTTGTTGCGGAAATATACACAGTGGTCGTAATTTGTTCTTTGGAATTAATGGCACATATTGTATTTTTATCAGCATCTGCTCCGTAAAGCGTTTGTGTTATTGGATTGTAAGATAACCCATATATATTGGAAGTTCCAGATACTTCTAAATTATCTGTATTTGTGGTTTCGAGTGGAGGAACACTAATGCAATTAATAAAACCATCAGCAAGAAATCCAGCTGCTTTATATCGTTTAGCACTTGGGCAGTCAGGATCATAAGAAGCTAATTGAATTTTATTAATGTTGTTTTCGTATGGATGAGAAACAAACGCTACTGGTTCGATAGGATAACTATTAGGAAAAGGAAATTCGTTTAATTTGGTAACATTGTTTACTGCAACGGTACTAGCTGTAACAAACGTAGTAAGGTTTTTACTTGAAATTAAAGGTGTTATAGTTGTAAAAATATAACCTCCTATTGGATTTCCGTTTGCATCTGAGTGCTGAAAATATAAAGATTTATCGACAGTATATTCGTCAGGAGAATAACCATGCAATTTAATATCAACAGAACGCAAGGACCCAATTTCGTTTGTTTTTGGGTATGCAAATACGTTTGATTCAGATGCACCACTAACATATTCAAATGTAGTTAAAAACGTAGGATCAAAAGTACAATTTATCATTACCGGAATTGGTATTCCAGTCCATTTTACACTATATACTTCATTAAGAAAATTTTCAGTAACTTTTAAAGTAGTGGGAACAACGTTTTTGGTTTCCCATATAACCATTGATTGTACCATTTCATTATTGCTGTAACTATAGTATGGATAAATTAAAGATTCGGGCGGATACGAAAAATTCTCAGTACTTAAAGTAGCCATTACAATTACAGGACAAGCTGGTGTTTCTGTAATAGTTGGACTATCATCAATGTAATAAAAAGCAGCTATAGAGCTTACTGCTACAACAGTGCCGTTTTTATACAAAGGAACAGAAGAGAGTTGAACTGGTCCTGTTACTATGTTGCCTGTTTGGGCATTAATAAATCTCCATCTCGGATTTAAAAAATTCCATTTGCTATCAGAAGCATCATGTGGCTGGGATTTAGAATTTAACGAATGCAAAACAATCGACAGCGGCTGATCTATTTTAGCAGAAGTTAGACTAACGTAAAATGGTTCATCCGAATAAACACCAGGAACGCTCCAAGTTTTTGGCAAATTAGTGATTCGGATAGCATCTCTATAAACGTAATCTACATCAACAAAATCATATGTCGTTACGAGCTCTCCTAGAGGAGACCAAGCCGACAAACTTACTGTATAAATTCCCGGATAGTTATATGTGTGGGAAACTTTTGGTTCATTATAAGCATAATTCCCATCACCAAAATCCCATGTCAAATTTATATAGGAAGGCAACGTAGTTTTAGTAAATGAGAATTCTGTGGCATACACATCGCCTACGTATCTATCATTTTCTTTTTTATCTGGAGATATGGAAAATTGTAAATTCATTATTAGAATTTAATGTTGTTTGTGGCACTTTCTGTAACAATAAGTCTTTCGCTTATGCTATTCAAGTTGTTAAAATACAAAAATTCAAAAGGCTTGAGAACCAAGTTGTTTTTTACCACAGCTCTATCTAATGTTGGATACGTAGGATTCCAAACAAAAAATGAAATTCCAGAAACTGTTTCATTTGTATCAACACGAGTAGTATTTATTTGGGAAATACCATCTACTTGAAGTACTAATGCAGTAAGTTTACTAAAATCAAATACGGCTCCTAATGTTTGTTGTTGGCTATCAAACGCAGTTTGAAATATTGTTGCGACTTCGGCTATAATACTTTGATTTGTTCTATTACTTCCTGGAGTTTTTACCAACTCCAATCTACAAAAATTAGTATCATTTACATCTAAACTGTTATTAGTAGTTTCCATCCCAATGCTAATTGCTTTAAAAATAGGATCCAAAAACGTGACTTCCGTAGTCAGCATTTTTACGGGAGTGACGGATGATAATATATTTTCTTTTTGAGCTGGAAGTAAATATTTTAAGGCGGAAAACAATGAAACTTTTGGTATTGCACAAATATAAACGTTATTAAAATTGCAAGCATCAGCATATTGTATTTGATTAAATGCAATTTGCTGAAAGGAAGTAGGAGCTACTTGTATGTCATTAAAGTATTTTAAATACAATGACATATACTCCCAATTGTTTAATACTTTTACGTCTGCTATAAAATTATCATGGTTAATTTTAATATATGTTTCAAAATCTTTTTGTGTAACTAACCTGTATTGGCTTTTAAAATTAGAAGGAGCGTTCTTTCTTATGCTATCTGCAGACTCAATTTCTTTAGGAATAGTTGAACCTGCAGTATTATTAAATTTTAATTTTTGAAAAGACACGCCATTTAATACTACAGACGATTGTTCTTGTTTTATGTCTGGATATATTTGATTAAATGTTGCAGTATCGTAAACCGAACCGCCTTTAATGTTTTGTAAAGTAAGTGGACCAATTACCCCTTGTGTACCGGAACTCTGAAGAGAATATATAATAATTTTATCTCCAGCGTCTAATTTACGTCCCGTAATACTATCTCCAAATGTTATCTCGTACAACTTATCTGAATTTAATCTTCTTTCAAATACTGCTGCATATGGAGGCTCGGTGTACAAACTTTGAGTTTCATAATATTGAACCCATTTTTGTTTTTTAGATTCATATACATATACGTGCACATTAAAATGATCTATGTTTGAATTAGCTGAATTTAATACGACTAATTCATTAGCTTCCCCTGTAGATACGACAACTGGGCTTTCTTTAAATACTCCTTGATATAATAATTTGTTGTTTGAAATAGTAGTTAGTTCAATTGGAGCTGTTGTGCCTTTTGGAATAGAAAATGATATATCTTCGTTGAATGAAAATGGTACTCCTCCTACTATGAGATATGAATATCTTGGTATAGTAAAAAAATTACCATACGCTTGCATAGTGTTGTCTGCAGATACTTGAAAAGATAAAGTTGAAGTTTGATAACCTATAGGCTTATAATCCAATAATTTAACTATTCTGTTAATGTTTTCATACAATTGAGCTTCAGAAAACATTGACTCTGTGCTTGTGCGGTTAAGATAAAACAATAACGTGTTAAAAGCATACGAAACTATATCAATAATGGATGAAATGTTTGATCCAATATAATTTTGATCCGTAAAAATTTGCTTATCATTGAGTCGTTCGATGATTAAATTTCTTATAGATATAGCATCAAAAGCAGCGTAGCTGTTTTTAGGTATAGTGGAATAATCTGCTGTAATTGTATCGGGGTTTATCATCTTGTTCTGGAAGTTTCAGCTACTATAAAAGTTTGTGCTGTTGTGTTAAGGAGTCCATTTAAAGTAAAGCTGGTATTAAATGTCGGAAATAACATAGTTAAATCTATATCATATTCATTATCGTCATACAAAGGAGTTACGTTGCAATTTTGTACAACAACGCGTGGTTCAAATTCTCTCACTGACCGTACAATTTTTTCGCCAATGTCTCGTGCATTCACTTTAGTTATTGGTTCAAATAAAAATTGATTCAAATCCAAACCGTATTTAGGAAACAAAAAACGTTGACCGGGCTTGGTATTAAATAAATTTTTAAGCGAATTGGTTATGGCTTTTAAATCAAAGTCGACCTGTATGTCGTTTGCATCAATCTTAGTATGAGATGTTTGATCAAAGTTATACTCTTTAGCAAAATCTAAATGCAAATCTTTAAATACATACTGCTTTACAGCGTATTGATCTGCAACTAGTTTTAAATTTGGTATTTTAATTGCCACATTATTATTTATTCAGAAAAATCGGAATAACAATAAAGTTCTATTAAAGAGTATTCAACGAAGCAGTTGTTCCGTCAGCAAATATTCCAGAAACTTGGTATGTTGTAGAATTCCTTGTACTAAGTTTGTAACCGAACGGAGAACCATCTCTATCTTTAGTATAGAATACCGCACCTCTTAATATACCATTAATATTAACGTACATTATAGCTGGTGTTGGATTCGTGCCAGGACCGGTTTGACCGTAAAATACATCATTTTGATAAAATGCGGTAAATTGAATACCTTCAGGTGTATTTTCTCCAGTAAAGTTATCTTCAACCGGAGTAGTAGCAACCATTGCCCAATTCCACTGCGGAGCTAAAGTCGGGGTACCAAGAGGAGGTGAAGTTGGTGCAGGGGTTTGACTTGGGTAAGGAGTTTGAGTCGGAAACGGAGTAGAAGTCGGTCCTACGGTTACAAGGTCAACTCTGCCTTCTGCAAACGTGCCTGTTATAAAATTGAACTGACCCACTAGTCTATAACCAAATGAGGTCCCAACTCGAGCTAGAGGGAAATCTAACGTAGTGTGATGCACACCATCAACGTAAATATCCATTGGGGACGCAGCAGTTTGGTTTGGTAGTGCAATTGGATTATATGATAAAGTATCGTTGTACTGACTTCCAGCAACAACACTTCTGAAATTCATTAAATTGATGTCATCATCTGTACCACCACCAATAGATGGAGTAGCTGTTAAATAAAATACACCAGGAGTTGGAGCAGGAGTAGCTGTTGGACCAGGAGTTTGTGTTGGAAATGGTGTATTTGTTGGCCACGGAGTACCTGTTGGGTATGGAGTAGGCGTAGGTCCACCTGTTATAGTTAAATTTACTTGTCCGGACGTAAACACACCACTAACAATTGAATTAGTACCAACTAACTTATAACTAAATGCCGTGCCAGTTCTGCCTTCAGGAAAATCAACAGTAGTACGATGTACACCGTTTACAAAAATATCCATGGGATCTGCAGGAGTAGAATTAGCTAATGTAATTGTGCCATAAGAAATAGTATCATTGTAAGCATTTGTTAATATAACACTTCTTATGTTAATAGCATTAAAGTCATCATCTGTTCCTCCGTTTACTGCAGGAGTTGCTGTCAAATAAAACAAGGTTTGTGTTACGGCAGGTGTCGGAGGTGGAGTAGGAGTCGGAGTATTTGTTGGCTTAGGTGTCGGAGAAGGAACGTTAGTTGGTAAAGGAGTTCTTGTAGGAAGTATTGCTCCAGACGGACCTAAATCTATAACTCCGACATCTCCTTCTAATATATTAGGAAAAGTGTATTCTGCTAAATATGTTCCGAGAGTACCCCCAGCTAATCGATACCAAAACTTGGTTCCTATTCTATCAGCAGTAAATTCAATACGAGTTCTAACAGTACCATCTACTTTTATATCAGCAACGCGAGGGCTAATAGATTGGCCGGGCCATGGAAATACTGCAATGGTGTCTAAATGACTGCCGGTGGTTGCTGTAATAGCCACTCTTAGTTCTCCGTTTTCTGTACCAGGGGATGTAGTTGATACTATTTCAGTAACGCTAGGTAGAGAGACTCCCGGTATAGTTAAATACACATTTGCATCATCCGCAAAAATCCCGTTTACTTGAGCTCCACCAACCCATGTTGATGTTTTGTATCCAAATTGAGTACCGACTCTGTCTTTTGGAAAATCGACCGTAGTTCTAAAAAATCCATTCACATAAATATGCATTGTTGTTTGCATTTGTGTTGGAGATGGCATAGCATAATAATATATGACATCGGCATCTTTTCCTGTTATGGATACAGCATTTGCTATATCTTCCGAACCAGGAGTTGGAGTGGCAGCAAGGCTTCTAAATACAGGATTGCCACCTTCAATTTGGAGGTCTATTCTTCCTTCTTTATATTTGCTTGTTACTTGAGGTTCTGTTCCTGAATGTCCAGCAAGTTTATAACCAAAAGTTGTTCCTAATTTTTCCAATTGAAAATCTACAGTCGATCTGTAAAACCCATTGACATAAATGTCCATTGGTTCTGCTGGGGTTATACCAGGAGTATCATCTGGATAGTAATAAAAAGTATCAGCAATTTGTCCAGTAATAGAAATTCCGTTAATTGGGTCTTCTGTTCCAGGAGCTGCTGAAGCAACTAAACCAATTAAAACAATTGGATCTGTAGCTGATTTAAGATCTCCTTCAATTACCCAGCCAAATGTAGATCCTGTATAAACTGCAGTAACTACTCCATAACGACCAAGGATGGCTGTATTGCTATCTAGTCCGTTGAAATGAGACGATTGAAACATGCATTTTCCTGTGTTTACTTGTATAAAAACGGTGCGATGTCCTACTTCAAAACTACCAGTTTTTGTTATGGTAGTTGGAGTTGTATTATTTAAAAGAATAATACCGTTCCTGTGAATAGGTAATAAATTACATGCTGAAGTAGCTACGACAAATACATTGGTGGTAGATAGTACACTAGTTGCACTATACAATCTATTTATATCTCCTGCTGCTAAATTAGAATTAGCAGAAATGCTTTGAAAAGCGCTGTTAATAATTTCCAAAGAATCTCCAATGCATTGTTCATCAGAAATAGGAATCCCATTTAATGTAATCGTCGGCATATATTTTATATTTATCTTTAATTTAAGTTATGTCTGTGGTTTAATTGTCTTTTTGTAAATCAAAATTTACCGTCCATCCCAAAACATGAATGGATTCTTGATATGAATCATCAGTAGCTGGTAGACTTCCAATTACTGGAGCATTTCCAGGTCTTCTTATAAAAAAACGACACAATTGATTTCTGGTAACACCTTCAAATCCCAAAATATTTGGAGGAAATGTTATTTCGTTAACAATTCCAAAAGGAGCAGCTTCCTTAGAATTTCTTACAACACCGTTGTCTGTAAAATTATGAGCAAATTTTTGATTGTGACTTACAATGTGACCACCAACATCTAATGTTACAGAAGAAGGAAACGATTTTTCAACGTTTTGTCCTAATGCAGCAATAAGTCCAAGATATTTTCTCTGCTCTCCGTTAATTTGAGTAAAATTGCCACCAATATAAATAGATTGAGCATCAATTGCTCCGTCAGATGCTTTTATTAACGCGTTTGTTTGTTTAGGAGGAGCTGTAGATAAATGCATATTCCAAGGAATAAGTTCTCCTTTGACTCCGTAATAAATAAATTCAGAAGCTTTTGTAATAGCAGCAATGTGTCCTGTTGCATTGTTATTAACTTGAGTAAAGTTACCCATCACATAAAGTTGCGATGTAGTTTCATCATCATGAGCTATTATTTTATTTACTGAACCATTAAATTTTGGTTTCCAATCAATTAAAATGCCAGGAATTCTTAATATTTTAAGAGTGAACGCCACAATGTGAGTATATCTATCTTTATCTTGAATTGGTTCTTTTAAGGTGTATAAATTTTTATGAGAAATTGCTGTATTAAATTCTCCCCCAATATATAAAATTGAAGTTAAAATGTCAATATACATTGTCAATATAGGTTTATTAAAAATATATTGCCACTCAGGTACAAATAACCCTGTTGATTCAAACATTGCTGCATTTTTACAAATAATTTCTCCTGCATCATTTTTAAGAGTAAGTTCTCCACCTACAAAAATTACTTCATCTCGTTCTACGACGCAGTTAAATTTAGCAGGACTCTTTAATGTTTTTAAAGTGTTAGCACAAAATACAGCATCAATTGCATTTAATGGAGAAGTAAGCAATAAAGCCAAGGAAATTTTAGCAACGCCATTACAATAAATGCGTTGGCCTGATGTTTCTGAAGCTTCGCTAGCTCCATAATTGATATAATCAAATTCTCCAACGAGGTATAATTCACTTCCAGCAACCGCTCCGTTGTATATAGAGCCATTAACATAAAAAGAATAAAACAAATCTAGAGTTTTGTTATATATAATCAACCCTTTGCCAAGAGCTGGAGATTCAAAACTACCAGCAATTACAAGTAACGGACTTGTTTTAATTGTTTCCTTTGTAATATAATGAACTGCTCCTGTATTGCCTAAGTTTTTTGTTACACCGCTTAGAGGATTGTTTGTTAGTTGTCCAGTTGAACCGTATCCAGGAACATAAACTCCTTCACGCAAATCAATGACTGCAAACTTGTTGGTGTCTACACCATTAATTGTAGTAAATGAACCACCTACATACAACGTATTTTCTTCTCTATATAACGCGTTAATTGATTTATCAAACAAAGTATTAATAGATGCCGTTGCACTATTTAAAGGAAACACAGTGGCGTTATTAGATGCAGAAGCCATCCAAAATACAGTTACTTGAGGATATCCAATGCCAGTTGAAATAACTTCAAATGAGCCAATAGGGTTGGTTTGAGACCAATTAGCGCTGTATGGAAATTCATATGCAGAGCATGTCGTCTCGTCCGGAAATGATAGTGTGCCTAATGTAACAACTGAGTTTGTAGAACTAAAATGAGTTTGATATACTAAACTAGACGGAGAAGAGATGTTTAATACAGGTTGTTGTTGATTATTAAATTCGTAAGAAACATCAATATTATCTTTTGAAAGTATAGTTGGAACGTCACACAATCCAAGATTAAGAGCTGAAAAATTAGCATTAATAGTACGAAGCGAATCACCAATGCATTGACTGCTGGGAATGTTTTTCGTTAAATTACAAAACGACATATCGATTATTTATCATTCAAATTTAAAACTTTATCGCTTTTTCCGAAAAGTTTGTTCATGATTTCTTCTCTTGACGCAACCAAAACATTCATGTTGTTTGTTACATTCTTTTCCTTGTGGGTTATTTCTGCTAGTTCTTTTCTTCCCTGTAATCTTTGATTTTCTAGTTTTTCGTCTCTATCAGCTTTTTTGTTAATTAAATTTCCTTTATTGAGAGAATCCAAAGCTTGAGTCGTTGCTGCCATTAATTCAGCTAAAGCTGAAATTTCTTTTGGATCTTGACTCTGTACTACATACGGAGTAATATCTTGCACAGCATTTATACCTGCTTCAATAATAGCCTTTGAACGATTTAAAAAATACTGAGTTGTATCTTCTTCGTTTAATACCATTTCTTCTTTAATGACGTGCTGGGACTGAGAAGCAAACTCAAAAGAACTAAGTTCGTCAATTAGCGTATTTAAATCATCATTCACGTAGTTAATTAAGTCTGTTGATATTTTTTAAAACGGTTTTATAATTTTAATAATGCAAATCGTAATCCACACAATCGCTGGTACTTTTCTAGTACCTACAGAAAAACAATCAGAACTCGTACACTGGCTTGAAAACAATGCAATTAAATCTGGTCAACAACCAGTGCGAGAACAAATTCAGTCTGGAAATCAAACTTATACGGGACGTCAGTTGATAAACGAACAATCACCTAGGGGAGATTACTAATGAAACACGTTTATGGACCTAATACAAAAAGTGATTTAACTGGTGTTAATCCAGGAGATGTTCAGCCAAACGCTGTAGATCTTCGTCTTGGTAAAGTTTTTAAAATTCTTCCTGAAGTGTTTGAAATTGAAAATGAGTATAAACGCCATAGAGGTTCTTATGAAATCATGCCAGATTCTAAAGACGTATTTTATCTTGAGCCTGGTCATTATGAAGTGGTAATGGAAAACAAAATTACAGTAGGCCCTAATGAAGCTGGTTGGGTAATTACAAGAAGTACTCTTAACAGGAATGGGTTGTTTCTTACTAGTGGTTTATATGATAGTGGTTATTCTGGCGTAATGGCTGGAGTGCTCCACGTAACTATTGGGCCAGCTAAAATTCGAAAAGGAACTCGTATTGGTCAATATCTAAGTTTTGACGCTGAAATGGTAAAAGAATACGATGGCTCGTATGGGTTGAAATCCGAGCACGATAAAAAATACAATTAATGTACGATTTTAATAACCTGTTAGTTGAAAAATATAGACCAGCTTCTTTAAATGATATTATTTTATCTAAAGATGACAGAACGTTTTTTGAATCTCTTAAAGAAAAGCAAGAAATACCTCACCTGCTTTTTGCTGGAGTACAAGGTTCAGGTAAAACAAGCTTAGCAAAAATTATAGTAAATGACATTCTTGATTGCCAATATCTCTACATTAATGCATCTGATGAAAATGGCATTGATACTATTAGAGGTAAAATTTCTGGCTTTGCTAGAACTAAATCTCTCGATGGTAAACTTAAAGTTGTTTTGTTGGATGAGGGAGATCAGATTTCTCTCGATGCTCAAAAAGCTCTACGCAATATCATTGAAGAATTTGCTTCTAATACTCGATTTATTATAACTTGCAATTATCTTTTTAAGATTATACCAGCGTTACAAAGTCGTACTCAAATTTTTAATTTGACACCTCCTATTGAAGGAGTAGTTCAACGAGTAAAAGAAATTTTACAAAAAGAAAACATAACAATTGGCCCGGAGCAAAAGCCACTGTTGCTGGAGCACATTCGTAAAAATCTTCCTGATGTTAGACGTATTATTAATGATGTGCAAAAGTTTTCTGTTAATGGTTCATTGCAAATTAAAAATGAAACCTCATTAGAATTTGTTACTCAAATTTTTGAAAAAATCGTTCAACGTTATGATCTAGTCAAGATTCGTAAAGAAATTATTGAAAACGAAAAAAACTTTTCTAATGACTATAGAAATTTACTAAAGCAATTGTTTGAAGTAATTTTTAATTCGGACTTGAATTACGAAACTAAAACAAATATGATGTTAGTTGTTTCAAAAGGAATGGAATTAGATGCATTTGTAATTGATAAAGAAATCAATTGCTTTACCGCACTTATTAACCTCTCCCGCAACATTTCCTAGCCGGAGCTACATAAGATGATTGGAGCTGAGTTCCAATTGCTTGAGATGGATATGTTGCTGGTGTTCTGTTTGTTTTCAATGTAGGCTCAATGTGCTTGTTTGCTTTTGTGTATTGAGCTATTTCTGAAGAAGCTTGTTGAGCAGTATTACAATCTTTGCTAGTAAATACAACTTCCCCATACAACAAACAATAACCAACGTATCCTTGGGGTTGTTGAACAATTCTAGTATCATATTTCATATATGTTAAAGTGTTTTTTCAAACGCTTTTTTCAATTCTTCGAATCTGTGAATTTTAATGGCATATATATTATTCATATAGACGCCTGCCTCAAATGAATGTTCTACTTTTACGACAAACCATTGTCCGTAGATTTTATTAGAAAAATCAGTATTTTCTGATTTGTCTGCTTTATCAATGCCAATAAAAGTACCGGACTCTCTTAATGTTAAACCAAAAGTTTTAAAACATATACAAGCATTTTGAAATAATCCTGTGTAAAATAACTGTAGCAATCCGCTTTTTTGTCTTATAAATTCTCCCTTGCCTCCGGGATCTTGATCTCCATACAAAGCAAATGTCGGAAATATGTTTCTTTTTTCTTTTGTTGTATGTATGTTTGGCAAAAACAATTTTTCATTAGCAGCTTGTTTAGGATATAGTTCTGTAATATAATTTTCAGCTATTAATCTTCTAGCTGTTTTTATGTCATTTTCTTTAAATTTTACTTTAAATTTACGTTGACCAATGTCGACTGAATATACAGGAGTAGTAGAAAAAGATCCAGCATTCATATGAGGAGCCATATCAAGAAAACTATATGTAATAATTTGTCCGTATTTAAAAGTCTTTAAATCTCTGTCATCTTGTTGTCCCATAGGAGCTTTAAATGTCCGAGAAGGATCGTTTCCTCCGGTTGGTTGGTTTGTGTGAGAGGTAACAAAAAAATGTTCGAGTTGCAATTCTCCAGGTTGATCCCCTTCTGTAGCTTTTTTAAAAAATTTACTAAACGGTGTTATACAAACAGTTTCTAAATCTTGCTGGCTTTTTGGTCTTTTTGTGTGCATTACACACAGTTCTTTTAGTTCACTACCGAGTGGATTGCTGTTTATAAGATTTTCTTTACTTACATGGTGATTATATAAATACTCTATGTCGTCTGCAGCACTCCAACCAGCTGGTGACGTATAAAACATTTCACTAGCTCCATCGTCCCATGTTTCCGGATCCTTGGTTTGAATAAATTCTATGCAACCTCCATCTTCAGGATCTCCTAAAGCTTGATTCCAAATTTCTAATATAGCTTTGCCTGTATTGAGTATGCCATCATTAGCACAACCCGTGTTGTAAACAGCTTCTGGGCTATTGCGAGTAGAGTACTCTATATTAGATGTTGCGAGTATTTGTTGTCTTACATCATGAAATCTTATTTTACAACATTTCATGTAGGCGGCTCCAGGACCGGATAACTCTGGCAACTCATTAACGTCTTCTATGTCTATAATAGCAAACATATAACTTAAAATCCACTTGGGATCATTTTCATTTACGTTTAATCCATCTGCTGAATCTCCAGCTGTTTGGGGTACAACCATCACGCGTAGCATGTCAAACCCATCTCCTCTGAATTGATATGAATCCATTGTACGGCCGTTTTCTTGAGCTGCTCCCATTATAGAAGTAGCTGCTCCTTGTCCTGTAGATTCAGCAATAATGCTACTTACATCTTCAGGCATGTACATAAAAGTCATACTACCTTCAGTAATCCAATTAGTTACCATGTCTTCAATGTTAAGACCAAATACAGCAGCTGGATTTATATGAAAACGTGTTTCTTCTTTTCCTTCAAAGTTGCCACTATTATCTAAAAATAATTCAATCTTGTGATCTAATCCATTAAATTGTTTGAAGAAAAATTTACCAGAAGAAAATGTACTCATTTTTTATTTCTTTCCTAATTGAATTAGTATTTGACTTACAACTTCGGATTTAGCTATTTTAATTGATGTTCCTGGTTTTGGGTTTTTAATGGGATTTAAAATTCCATTTGCATACATAATAACCCACCACAAATTTGGACTCCCGTAATTTTTATAAGAAATAAATGGCCAAGTATCTCCAGCTACAATATCATATATAGAAAATAAATTTGTTGGCAAATTATCAGGAAATACTATTGTTTGAAGTAAATTGTAGTAATACATTTTATCTTCACCATACTGATAAACATTAAACATGTTTTCGTAATTTTCTTTTCTGAGAAAAGGAAGACTTTGTATTTCGTTTTGCTTCATATTAAATTTTATACTCCAACTGAAACTCTACCTTCAGCCTCTCCGTTTGTCATTGCTTGAAATTGATTTAAGCTTGGCATTAACATTTCTCTTAAAGTTAAAGATATTTGATATGCATCAGGAACATTATAATGTCCGTACAACATTCTAGTATTACCTAAGTTAGTAATATTAATATTTGATACGTTGCAAGCAAAACAAAAATATTGACCAGGAATAAACACTCTGTAAAAGCAAGGAGGTCCACCTGTAATATAATCTCTCTTATTGTATAAATTTTGAGTCATTAGTTTGTAACATAAATCTCTATTTTGTTTCCAATCATGAGCTGATTTAGTATTATACAAAGGAAATTCAATAGTAATACTTCTTTCGGAGTGACTAGAAAATAATCTAGGTCTATCATATATACCTACTGCTGGATATTTTGCTTCTAACGCAGCATCATTTACTGCTCCAGCTGCTTTTCCGCCTCCTACTGCCCATTTGTCAAACTTCTCGGCTCCCGTTTTTACCCCTTCTCCCCCGAATGTTTTAGCTACATCTGATAATCCTTCAGCCATGCCGGTTAATTTTTGTCCCGCATCCTGAATTTGTTTCCAGTTGTCGGTACTCAATTCCATAAATGATTTTGAAAAATAAGGAAAAATGTATTTGTTTCCAGTTGGAGAATCAGGAAACATTTCATCATACACGCTTAACAATCCCGTACCAGACTCACTAGTTAAACCAGTTGCTCTGCCCGCTGCAGCTACTCCTTGTCCCACTATTCCTCCTAGAAAGGGAATACTGTCAGCCATATTTAGAACATTTTTTGCAGTAGATACTGCAGATCCTTTTATATAAAATTTCATTTGCCGAGCTAGCACAGATTCTGTACATCTGTGTTCGCTTATAATAATATGAGGAATATCATCTCTTCCTGAAACTTTAGAAAGAGTCCACGGATAGTTGTGGACTACATCGTGCGTTTTATTGGAACCGTCAAAATTTAATGCAGCACTTCCATTGTCCCCAGACTTAAACGCTGGTTTCATTTCATCTCCTCCTACGTCTCGACCTTGAATTGGTTTTCCTATTATACGTCCCATAATATTATATATTTAACTGAAATTAAGCAGGTATCTGCCTTGTATTTTCTAAGCTACTACGAAGATTAGCTATAGCTGGGTTTCCTCCTTTTGCAATTTGCCCAGACGTCAAGTTGTCATTTGGAGGACGAGGAGAACTTTTATTAATAACAATAGGAGAAGAATTACTTCCCCCGCTTCCAATAGATTTTGAAAGGTTATTAAACGATTGTATTAATTGTCCTAATTTGTTATTCGTTTCGTTTGTGTTGTTAGCAATATCTTTTAATGTTTCATCTCCGGTTCCGGATTGTTTGTTGCCAGCACCGTCTGGACTAATGCGGTTGTTGGGAACTTCAGCTTTAACATAAGAATAAGCTCCTCCTCTCGGCATTTGCCAATTTTGTGTTGGATCAACGGAAGCTTTAATTGAATCAGTAGCAGGTTTAGCTTTTTTTGATACAGTTATGGTTGGATCTTCTCCACTAATTTTGTTATGAGAACTTGCATTCCCAACAGTTCTTGTTGTAGTTGATCGTGAACCTTTGCCGTTTATGGTGCTCTCTCTGGTAGAAGTATCTGAACCAGATATATTCATGTCTGCTATATCTTCTTCAGAAAGTCCAACTTTACCTGAAACAGTTCCTGGTACCACTTCTCCTCCTTTAAGTTTTGCTGAAGTACCTCCAGCTGCTTTAACTTTGGATGATTTGCTTGTAAGATTTAATTCTGAACTAGCATCTTCTCCAAACTCATCAACAAATTTTCCGTTTTTGTATTCGTATGTGTCTCCGTTATTGTTTTGGTATGTGTGTCCTTTTGGATCTACTTTTACTAAACCAAATTTTTTGGCAAAATGCCGTTCCGCTCTTAGTTTCTTAATGTCTGGTTTTTCGGTTTTACCAATTGGAGTAACTACTTTAGATACTGATTCAGGAACTTCTTCTTTATCGGTAGGCTTGCTCGATAATAAATTTGCTGCAGCTAGAGCCATTCCACCAAAAGGAACAGCTGAAGCAAGAGCCGTCTTACCTGCTTTAGCCATTATGCTTTCTTTAGATTTTCCTCCACTAATAGGTTTAATACTTTGTTTGGAAGCTTCCGTGGGTTTTACGGTTGAGTCGGATTGTGGATACTCTGGATCTTCAGATTGTTCTGGAGGCTCTGGTCCTTCTTCAGATGGTTCTGGCTTTTCGAGCATCAGACTTTCAATGCCCATTGCAGCAGCTCCTCCAGACGAAACGAGAGGCAATGTTTCTGGAGATACGTGTTTGATAGGACCTCCGCTTAAAATTCGTTTTTTGTTTTGTTCAAGTCTATCTAAAGAAGGGCCTGTTTTGCGCTTTACCGGCTCTTCCAATTGCATTTGAATTGGTTTGTTTAAACTAACTTCTTGAGGAACTGTTGATTTTGTTTGCTTTTGTGCGTTAACTTTGTCTATGGTATCTTTATTAGGACTTTCGCTTTTTGGAGGAGTTGGAGATGGTTGGCTCTTTGGTAAATTTTTATCAAGAGTTTCAGTTAAAGCAGGAGAAACTTTATTTCCGTATTGTAATTTAGGATTTTCTTCTGTTAATTTTTCTATGATTGAAGTAGCAACTTCTTCTTTGTGTACTGCTTCGGTTTCAGAAGCTTGAGCTTTTAACAAATTTAAAATAACTTCTTGTTTGGGAGCTGGCAAAGATTCATATGTAGATACTAATTCTTTACCTAATTTAGGATCAGATTTAATTGTTCCAGCTTTCCAATTTTCGACAAGAGCTTTGTCATCAGGCACTGCACCCACTCCTGTTGCTTTATCAGCAATAGCTCCACCTGCAGCTCCACCAGCCATGCCGCCAGCAATGCCACCAATTACTCCTCCAATTACAGTACCTACTCCAGGAAATATTAATGATCCTATTGCAGCACCAGCTGCTGCTCCACCCCAACCACCCAAGCCAGCTCCAGCAACAGTGCCACCAGTTCCGACTGCTGCTTGGGTATTAGTTTGCCCTTCTTCTTTGCGAGAAGAAAATTCCATGCCAGCTCCTAAAACAGCACCAGCTACTCCAAGTCCCTTTACTGCTGTTCCTGCATATTTTGTTGCAGTTTTTGCTGCACTACTACTTCCAATATTTTTGACAGTATCTAAAGCTCCACTACCAACTTTTTTAAGAGTTCCTGCAGCTTTGCTGTTGCTGATTGTGTCCAATGCTCCAGAACCAGCGCTTTTTAACATTCCCACACCTTTTGTGCCTGCAGATTTTATACTATCTACAACACCACCAGTAGGTTTTACTGCACTAACGGGAGGAAGCTTTGGAGGAGTAGCGGCGACAGGAGGAACTTTAGGAGTTACGGATTTTAAAGGTGCTGAAACTCTTGTTGGTTTTGGACCTTTTCCAGCTTTGTATGCAGCTCTTTGTTTTTTTAATTTGGCTGCAGCAGCATTTCTTTTTCTTGTTCCTCTCCCTTTAGCTTTTTTTCCCCCTGCAGCAGAAGCTAACGTATCCAGTAACCCCCCTCCCGTACTTCCGCTTCCACCAAAATCTTTTTGCTCAATTTTAGTGACAAGTTTTAATAATTCATCAAACTTTTCTAATAATTTAGAAAAATGATCAGTTAGAGCAGCAGTGCCTTTTGTAATGGCTTCAGGTAAAATACCCGAAAGAGTTTCTAATGATTGATTGGAAAAACCAGTTACAATTACGTTTTGGGGTTTGACTTTTTCTGCTTCTAATAAACTTTTTTTCTCAGAAGAAGGGTCACTTTTTTTTGCCAATGTAGTAATGGCTTTGTATAGATCTTTGATTAACCCATCAGGCAACGTTTCCTTTTTGGATTGAATACCTTCTTTATCTTTAGGAGCGTCTTTAGGAGATTTTTCTGTAGATTCCTTATCTTCTTTTTGTTTACCTTTATTATCCCCAATTAGTTTTTTAATTGCTACTAAAACGGTAGGTAATTTATCCTGAGCTGCTACTGAACCCGGAGCTACAAAGCTTGTACCAAGTATTTTTATTAAACCACTTAATTGTTCTGTTATTAAAGAACTAAAATTAGTACCTTTAGCTTCAGGTTCTTTATTAGCAGTATTTTTTAATTTAACTTCTTCTATTTTTGTTAAAATAGAAGGCAACACTATATTGCTAATTTTTTTAGCAATGCTAGTTACGTCAACGTTTAATTTCGTTGCAATATCTTGCTCGACTTTAACGTCGTCAGGGTTATTTTTTTTGGCAGCCATCTCTGCCTATTACTTATTACCGAAGTGAGAACAAAGATCCATCAATTGTTAAAATATGATCGTCTTTTACTAAACATTCGTTAATGGATTGTTTGTAGTTTTCAACGTAGCTAATGACTTGTTGAATTAAAAGAGCTGGTAAAGATTCTACGGTTTTTTGTCTTTCTTTAAAAGATAAAGTAGATAAGTCTAATTTTTTATCATTAATTGTGATTGCTTTTACTACTTTTGCTAACTCAACTACAAAAGATTCACCTAACAATTTTCTGACTTGTTCAGGATCGTTTAAATCTAAATTAGTTTCTTTGTAGAGTTCTTCATCAATTTGCTTTTCTACTTGCAATGTTGGAATCCCAACCGTAATTGTTAGATCAGGAACGGAAAGATCATGATCAAGCATGAGCTCTTTATTGTTTTCCACTGCTGCTAAAAGATTGGTTTTAACATCTTCGAGATTAAATGTATATTCTTCACCACTGTCTTGAATTGTTACAGTGGAAGATATTGATTTAATTCTTGTTTCGATAATAAACAATATTTTATCAACTACATTTAATTTATCAAACAAATCAGAAGAATTGCCAGCATAAGTTTCTTTAATGACTTCCAATATAGCTGAATTAAATTGAGATTGAGTAAGAGAAGAATCTACAATTGTTTTAATTATATTTTTTAAATGAGATGTATTTAAAGGACGAAATTGTTCAACTGATCCATTGGAAAGTGTTACAGGGAACGTTTGTTTGGTTAAAACAGTAGTAAGTAGATCGTAAAATTCTTGATTAGCTTTTTCCATAATTTTATTTAACGCTCGTTTTTTAAAAGAAAACTCTATTCGTAATCTTCTGGCAATACTGTATCATCGTAATTGCTATCTGAGCTTGATTGTTCTGCGTTCAACGATTGTTCTAATTTTTTAACAAAATACGTATATTCTCCTGGAGTGCATGACTCTAAATAACCAAGATCTATGCGACCAAGATTAGACAAATAATACATATTGTCGTAAAGTACGTCTAACGGTTCAGCAAATAATAATTTTACAAACCAAATAAAATATTCAAACGTTAAAACAAAAGGCAGTCGTTGTTCTCCTAGCACCGAAAAAGAAGATAAAAAATTAATTTCATTAATTTTTATATGAAAGTTTTGGTGAGCTATTTGAATTTGTTTAACTAAAGACAATGGCAATGAATCAATAAACGTTTCGACTTCATTTGTAGAAGAAAATACAATAGAAACGTTGTTAGATAAAATAGTTGCTCCAGCTACATAAAGTAAATAATCATCTGTATCTTCTTTGCTATCTAACAAACGCTGAATAGTAGGAAAAGCTAATTTAATTTCTATTTGGTCCGTTTTAGTAGTTTGATTTAAAATGCTGTTGTATGTGTTTTTTATGGTCTCTTGAACTGTTCTTAAATTTAAACTTAAATTAGCAGATTTGCCATCTGCATCGCTTACTGACAACATACATATATTACCAGACGTTTGTATTTTAAGTTCAATCAAATATATAAAAATTTCAATAAGATTAAAATTATAAAAATGAGAAAAATCCACATTTGATAAATCAGCAAATATATCAAATAAAGTATCCAAAGCAGGATTAACCGAAGGAGTTTCTGGCCACGTTGCTTTTAATATTTCTTTATATTGTTTGACGGTCAATTCTTTGCACCGTATATTACGTGTCACCAAATCTATAGTAAATTTCATGCTAAACCAGTTCCGTATTGGTTTTGGTTTTTAACTTGCGTTAGTAAATTTTCTCTCGGACTACCTTTTCCTCCAAATGCAGCTGCTGAATCTTCTACGGCTGGAGCAGCATTACTTAAAAATTGAGATTCCACTTGCGTGTTAACAGAATAGTAATTGTATATAAAGTGAGCTTCTCTCAATAACGGACTTCCTCCAGGAGGAACATATGAATATTCTTCTTCAGAAACAGACGTACAGCAAATATCATAAAATGTCATAGTCATGGTAATTGTTGGTGGTTCGTCAGGACTAAAAGCTGCAAACTTCCAAGCTTTTAAATTAGTTCTATAATTTTCTTCTGAAGAAGTCTCTCTAGCAATTAAACCAAATGTTCCTGTAGCAATTGACCAAGGTCTGCAGATGTTGTCTACAAATGAAACATTTGTATCCAAAAAACTAATTCTCATTTCAGGAAATTGATTACGGCCAGTACCTACATATGAGCGTATGAATGAGTTTGAGGATATATTTCCTTCCGGAGCCACTCCGGCTCCTTCTCCAGGCAAACCTATTGCTTGACAAAATAAACAACCACTATTTTTTTGATAAATGTCGCTAGCCATTACAGCTGCAGCTTTGTCTATTGCCCAAGGCCAATTTTCATACCCCATGGCTTTTGTTATTCCTTTTGTTACTATTCTTTCATTAAGATCTTCAAACGCAATAATCCACTGTGCTCCTTTAGGTATGGAACCAGCAGGCGTTGTTAAAACGTGATGAAAAAAACTAGTGTAACTATTGGTGTCAATAATTGGCATTAGACAGAGGCATTAGGTTGAGCAGGTGCTTCTTGTCCAGCAGGCAAAGCGGATTCTCCGCCTTCTGGTTGGGCATTAGCTCCTTCTGCTGAAGGTAGTTTATCAACTGCTGCGTCTGGAGATAAACCTTGAAGAGTAATTGTTTTAATATAAGCAAGAGTATCAGCAAACACAGTTTCAAGCATTGAATTTGTAAATTCTTTTTGTTTAGAAGGATCTTTTAGATCGATAACCGTAACCGAAAAGTTCTCAGAATCTTCCGGAGTTGATGTATTAGAAGCTCCTTGCTTGACTTGAAGTTTGACGGGGGGCATTGATTGTTCTTTTGTATCTAATACAATCTCTTTGACGTTTTCTCGTTGTCTCATTATTTCGTCCACAATCACGTCCGAATTTTTATCAGCAGGAAGATAGTCACTATCTTTTAATACTTTTACGAGCAAGCGAACATTATCAACAAAAGCTGAATCAATATAATGTCTTTCTCTAAGGGAAGAAAAAGCTTTTTCAAAAATTAAATCAAATTTACTCATTTTATTATTTATCATCATTTGGAGTTACAGCTGCCCATTTATTAATAGGACAAGAAGTAGTAGCCATTCTTAATTTTGCTTGTATGGAACAGTTACATTCGTTACAACGACCAGTTCCAGCAAACCATTTTTTATCAAAGCATGAACATTTATGACAAATTGACATGCGTTCTTCTAATACTTCAACGGGAGTCACTTTAAAACCAGAAGCTGCAAATTTTGTGGTTTCCGTAAACAAACTTAAAGCCATTTCTTTTATGCTTTTGTTCATGTTAATAAAAAAATCTCATTTCTAATGACACTCGAGTAACATCTTTGTTGCTATTAACCCCTCCTCCATGAATCAAATGAGGAGTAAAAATCATTACTTGTCCGTCTTTTGGGTTAGGACAAACCATATCCAATCCTTTATTTCTATGTACAATACAAGGTACTGTGTTTTTTTTCCCGTTAACATAACAAGGACTTACTGATGAAATATATTCGCTCTCGCTCTCTAAATGAGATCCAGAAATAAGAGGAAGAGAAGAACGTTTATTGCTTCCAGCTAAAGGCAAGTATATGTTTACATTTTTTCTTAGACGTTTGAGATGAGAATCTTTGTGAGGAGGATTATTATCATTTGAATTTGGCCTCACAATTCTTATCCAAAATTTACCAAAAGTAAGTCCAAATTTTTTAAGTTTGCAGGACAGTGGTACATTGCTTTTAATACTTTTGCTAACAAACAAATCAAGCTCTCCGCAATCTATTCCTAGCTCACTAAGATTAATTCCTCCTGTTCCAAAAAACCCTCCACGAAATGAATTTACTATTTGTTGGTGTTGTTGTTCATTTACATAATGATGATACTGATCTAAAGTAAATGTTTCTGATTGGTTTTTGTCTAATTTAATTCCGGTTCCAACCATTTTATCTATTAAAAAAGTACGTATAGATTGTTCTATTTTATGTTTCCATTTGGAAGAAAATGGCTTTAATACATATCCAGTTTCTAAAAATTCTAAATCCGAAAATAAAGTACGATCAAACGTAACAATTTTCTCTCCTCTTGTAAATGACTTGGAAGATACATCAAATTGTTTTTTTGTTCCATTGACTGTAAACTCGAGATGATAATCCATAAACTTATTTAAAAATTATTTGTTGAAATGTCCACGTTCTCTCCCTAGAATTATTTTGCAATCATTTTAAAAAAACCAACAACTCCAAAACTAGATGACCAACACTCCATTTTTTTCTGTTGTGTTGTCCAGCCGTTCAATTGATACTCTTATCTGTAATGAACGTAATCAACACTACTACTACTAACAAAAACTTCACACGAGCAGCTTCTGTTGTAATTCCGGAGATATACAATCGCCGATTTATGACTGGCAAAGAAGATCTCGATAACATCTTTGGAGGCATGGGTTTCTTGCCTGGCTTTACTTTTACTTTAGCTGCTGCTCCAGGTACTGGTAAAACTTCTATCCTCTTGCAAGTACTTGAGTTACTCGAGAAAACTGGTAAGAAAACAGCTTATATCTCTGGTGAAGAGAATGTTGAGCAACTTGCTTTTACATCAGCTCGTCTCGGAGTTAGTCAAGTACCGCTTGCAAACATCACTGATATTGATGAGCTTTGCAACGCTATTGTTGAAAACGGATTTGAATTCGTTGTAGTTGACTCACTTCCAGCTCTATCTTCTAAGAAAAAGATGAATAAGAAGCAACTTGAAGAGTATATTACTACGAAGCTTGTTACTACTGCAAAGCAGAACGAGATTGTAATCGGTACTATTCTTCACTTTACAAAAGCAGGTACATACAAAGGTTCTACATTGCTTCCGCATAGTGTTGATTGCAACGTGATTATGACTCGCAACAAAGAAGATTACAATCTTCGTGATGTAGATGTAACTAAGAATCGTTTCGGTAGTGCTGGTCAAGCAATCTTTGAGATGACACCACGTGGTTTTACTTTCGAAGCAATCGAGCAATCAAATCCAGAACAAAATTCTGGTAAGAAAGTATCAAAACGTGATCTCGTTCTTGAAGTGTTGGATACACCAAAGACGATTGCTCAAATTGCAAACGAATCGCAAGTATCTGGTACATATCTTGCAAACATACTTCGCGAACTAACTAACGAAGACAAGGTTACCAAAGAAGGTAAAGGAGCAACAGCAACATTCGTCAAAAAATAATAACATATGAACAACACACATGAAGTAATGATATTGTGGATGGAAGATCTTCCAATCCAAGAACTAGCATCAGAAACATCACAGACGTTGGTGACCAAATATAGAAACGGAACGAACGACTATCGATATACAATGGACGCATTTGAAGAGCTTTGCCAAGAAGAAATAAAAGAATGGATCAAAGGAAATCATGAAATGAATAATCTGATTGACGTGTCCGAAGAAGCAATGTAGAATAATTCTATAGTAAAAATAAACATATGTGCCTAACAGACACCCTACTAATCATAATCGCAATTATCCTAATCATTAAACGATAAATGAATAAGACATACACTGACAAAATAGAAGAGTGCTTGGACGATCTAATTAGAGTCGTGCTGGATCCTAGTCTCTTCAAATTTTTGACGGAGAAAGAACGAACAAAAATTAACCAAATACTTAAAAACATACCAGCTAAAATATGATTGAAGACAACATTGACCACGCTAAAGAGTGCGCTACATACATTTACGACCAAGATGTTCAGCATATAGATTATGCAGACTATTGTGATGCAGGAAAGAATCCTCAACTTCATGTATTGTATTCAGCAGCAACTGTTTTGGGGATAGCTGGAGAAAACGGATTCCATGCTGATTATGAAGCTTGGTACGACAAACAATCAACAAAGTACAACAAGCAAGTAGTTTGGTAAATATGATTTGCAAAGTTTGTAACCACTCAATTGAACAAGAACGTCTTAACATTTTGCCTCACACAGCATTCTGTGCTCCATGTGCTCAAAAGCATTCTAAAGTAGAAGCTCGAAAAGGAATTATGGTATTTGATCACAAAACAGGAGGAACTCTTTGTACGATGCCTGCTTCATATTACGACAACAACAAGCAGTACTTTGTTCCAAATGGGACAAGAAGTGTGATGAAAAATTTTACAAGAAATTCAGATAGATATTGAGCTGTCCACTATAAT